CGGCCAGCAGCGCCGATAAATTCCACGGTGGCTTCATCGGCACTGGCCCGTGCCTTCATCCAGCGGTTGCCGCGCAGTTTTGTAAACATAGCGCGCCGGATACGGCCTTTTTTCTGCCGGAGTCTGGGCGGGAATGGCTGGCCATCCGGCCCGATCTGGCCAGCAATACGCTTGCGGTTGGTATCTCGCAGCTTATCCGCAATGTCCTTGAGTACCGATTTGCGGGCAGACGGGCTAAGGCTGGCCAACATGCTGGCCAGCGATGCCTCCAGCTTCAGCGAATCATCGGCCACGATCTGCCCTGGTTAGACCTGGTTGGTTTCAAAGGGTGGCCGTGCGTCCCATTCGGCCACGGTCTCACCTTCAATAACCAGCTCCCAGTGCTCGATCTCCGGGCGGGTTTCTGCAATGGGTGGTTCTGCCAGGTGTTCAATGGTGGCCAGCCAGTCGCCGGGATTGTTCGGCTTGGCGGCGATATCGACGCGTACCGACTCGGCGGTGGGTGCCATGGCAGGCTGCATGGCCGCCTTGCTGTTGATGATGTCGGCCTCGAAGACGATGCCGTCTTCCTGGCTCTTCGTATTCATAAACAGATCCGGCTGGTTGGTGCGTAGCCAGGCGATGAGCGGCACTACGATGGCGTCTTCATCTCCGGAGAAGTCAGTAACGATCAGGTTGAGCGTGTAGGCGTATTGAAACGACAGGCCGCGCACGGCGGTAGAGCGGATCACGCCGCCGTCGATAAAGACGAGCAGGCGGTCCGGGTTGCGCTGGAGTTCCGGTACCGACTTTTCGAGCAGGGCACGCAGTTCGGATGGCTTACGCATGGCTACTCTTCCCAGCCTTCTGATTGTTTCTTCAAGAATGCCTCCCAGGCGGTTTTCTGATCCCGGTACCAGAGCTGCCAGCCTTCAACCATTACGGCTGAGTTTCCGGCTTCCCAGGCGAGGTCGTTGAACTGTTCAACAGGTACGCAGCCGGGGCGGCACGCTGCAGCTCCGCTGGGGCTTCCGGCCATGCCGGGCATTGGGCGGTAATCACTCGCTGGTTGGCGCAGCCCGCCAAGGCGAGCAGACAGATCAGCAGTACGGCTCTGGACATAGTTCGAGACTCCGGTGTTGATGCGGTTAGATTGCTGGGCAAGGCCGGCCACTGCCACGCTATGCGTGGCTTCTGCTTTGGCGTCTTTGGCGATGGCTTCATTACGCTCGGCGCTGGATAGCGCACTCTGGTAGATCACGCCGGCAGCGAAGGCGGCAGCGATCATGGCCACAAAGCCGATGACCTTGGCCAAGGGTGAGCGGATGAAATCCAGGATGGCGGTAAACGGCATCAGCGCACCTCCAGTTCGACGGTCTTACCGTCACTTAGGCAGCCGCTGACAATGGCAAACAAGGCCTCCAGTGCATCGCGGCTGTTGTGGATTGATTCATCCCCGCGCACGCGGCCCACCAGAATGCAGCCTTCGGTATCGGCAGCGGTGTTTCCGGCGTGGATGCGGATGCCTTCAAACTGCGGCACGTTGAGTACGTGCATCATCTGCTTCTGGAATCTGGCAGACCAGTCGATGGTGACCTGGTACGTGCCGCGCGGAATGGCCGTCTGGCCTTTGACCTTAACGCCGTCTTTTTCAAGGAAGCGGTCTGTATCTTCCAGCGTGAAGCAGGTAAACAGGCCGTTAACGTACAGGCGACCGTGCGTGCAGGTTACGCCGTTGCCGTCTCGGGTGAGCAGGAGCTTAAGCGCTGCGTTCATGATTGCCTTTCAGGTGGATGTAGGCACGGGCAAAGGCCGCTCTTATCAGGAAGATAAGCAGCCCGGCATTCATGCCGATTTCAAGCGGGTCGCTGGTCACTAGCCCATAGGCCGGGCCAATAGCGACACCAACGCAGCAGACGGTAAACAGGATGTAACCCAGGCGCATGAGCAGCGGTGTCTTGCGGCATGTCTGGTTGAGCATGCAGATGCCGTGGAATGCCAAACCGATGCATATGGCGCTATTGATCAGCGCCAGAGTTGTCCATGGGTGCAGGTTGATCATGACATCTCCTTGCCGCCGTACTTCTGGATGATCAGATCCCAGATGGCCGGCATCATGGCCTGCCAGCCATAACCGATAAGCACGGCTGCACAGATGCGGAATTCATCGACGTTGGCCTGCAGGTTGAAGATGTGCGCAAAGAACGCGCCGGCAACCGGCGATACAGCGCCAGCCAGCAGGGTGCTAAGCGCTACGCTGGAGAAGGCTGCTTTACGGGTCGTCCGTTCGTCTTTTGAGAGCCGGAGCAGGCCGCCGAACAGGCCGAGCAGCAGCAAGTCGTAGCGCATGCCAAAGACCGTGCCAACCAGCGTGACTGTGCCGACGCTGATGGCGGTACCGGTTGCTGCGGTGCTGACGGGTTCAGTCATATTCAGTCCCACAGTTGGGTGAGTTTTTTGGTATTCGCCGTGGTTACGGCATCGGGCAGGGTAACGAGCGTGCCTTCCGGCAGCACCACGCCAATGGTGGCCAGCTGCGGGTTCAGTTCCATCACCTGGACGGCAATGCTGGTGGTCTTGTGGTGACGCCAGCAGATGGCCTCGATAGTGTCGCCCTGGCGCGCCCGGACTTTCATCAGATCAGCTCCGCAACCGTGCGCGGCAATTCCTGAATATCCTGAATGGCCCAGTAGCAATCACGGCGGTGGCCGTCGATCATGGGGTTTTGCAGGTCAGCGCGTTTTTGCCCGGTGTTGGTGATGTCGAGGGTGACGTAGTTTTCGACCAGCTGTGCTGTTGCCCAGCTATACACCGCCTGGATATATCGGCTGAGCTTGACCGATTGGCCGTTGATCTCTTCTGCTGGCACGTTCTCGATCTTCGGGTGGCCGGCGGCCTCCTGGCGCTCCCGATAGGGGCGCAGTCGATCGTTAACGTAGGCGATGGCCTCAATCAGCGCTTTAGTGAGGCGTTCCTCGGTGACCATCTCGTCAATCCGCATGGATTTACGGGCATCGGTGAGGTCGATATCCGGCCAGAACCCGCTGTTAGTCAGCGATCCACCAGGTGTTTCTTCAGGGATAGCGATAAAGCTCATGGGGCTGCCTTCATGGGACCGGTGGAGGGGGCTTTCGGTGGTGCCTCGGAGTCGTAGGCGTCGTCAGCCCCCTGCCGGTCGGTGCGGGGTCCGCTCGGTATTGGCTAGCCGATTATTTCGGCTTGGCCAAGTTCTTTGCAAAACGCTCGATGCGCTCGATGTCTTTTTTGACGCCCGACTTGTCATCTTTGCTCAGTGCCTGGCGCAGATAATCCAGCGCCGTTTCAGCAGCATGGATGTAGTCGGCGACTTCGGACTCTGGGATTTTGTCGGTGTCATTCAGACCGCTGGCGTAAACAAGACCAATGGCCTTATAAAGACGCGCACGGGATTGATCCGGCATGTCTTCGGCTTTGGTGAGCTCGTCAGTCTTAAGCAGCGGTTCGATCAAGTCAGCAGCTGATTCCTTGGCGGCCAATTTGCGCTTGGCAGCGTCAGAAACTTCCTCAGCGATCAGCGTACCGAGTGTGCGTGCATATTTGCCTGGCAGTGCCAGCTTATGACGCAGCGCGTATTCGGCGATCTGCAGGCCGCGTTCAAAGTTGCCCACGTCGAACTGCCAGACCATGGCGGTCATGAGTACGTCATCCTGCACGCCGGTGTCGCCAGCAATAGCGCCGTCGATGTAGGCGTCGTAGTCAGGCAACAGCTCACGCTTGACCTCGATCTTGCGATCGATGGACTGGATGTCTTTCAGGCGGCGCATGTCGGCATCAACCTTGGCCAACATAAGTTCATAGCCGGTCGAGCCGGCCAGCTGGTTGCCAGAGGCCGCCGCCTGGGCGGCCTCCTTCTCAGCGGTTTTGCGCAGGAAATGCGCTTTTGCCGGGCTGATCATCGTGTTTCCTTAGGCGGCAAACTCGATGTTTTCAGCAACAGCAGCCATGCCGTAGTCTTCGATCACGTAGGCGTCGTTCGAGGACTCATAGTTCTCGATCTGGTCGCGCTTCGGATTGTCGATCACGCTGCGGCGGCGTGCGCCTTCCTGGTAGTAGCGCGACAGGTTATCCAGGCGCGTGACCATGACGGTGCCAGCCGGTACGAACGGTGCGGTCACGGCCTGAATGCCACCAACGCGCTTCTGGCTGATGATCAGATCGGCAGCAGCCTTTTCCGTCGGGGTGTTGTTGCTTACCAGCGGGAAATACTTGTCTGCCAGCAGGTCGCGACCAATGATGGCCACCAGACCGGTGTCTTCACGGTGCCACGGGTCGATCAGGTTGTTGACCATGTCGAACACCAGCGCGTCCAGGTTCTTGAAGTCGCCAGCATCGCCAATAACAACCTTACCAGCCGTTGCGCCTTCATCCATGACGCGAGCAGCGGCATTCAGACGCATCTTCTGCAGCCAGCCGATGTTGACGTCTTGCAGCAGCGGGTTCTGGGCACGGTTCGACGTGGCGGCGCGCGAGGTGCCGTTAAAGCCGATCATGATGATGTCCAGCGCCATGCGCTTGAGGATGGCATCGCGGACGCGGGTCTGGAAATCCGGGAACTTCGCCCAGGCATCCAGCTTGGCATACGGCAGCGCCGTGTCGAAGTTAGTCTGGGTGCAGACGTAGCCGTCAGCATCCAGCGCGGTCGGGTCAACCGGTGCGCGGTCCGTATTGGCGGTGTTGGTCGTACCAGCAATCGGGCTACCGACCGACAGGCCGAGCTTTTCACCGGACTGTTCCATCACGCCCATGTTGTTGATGCTGTTCAGGAAGGCGCTGCTCTCCTGAATACGGGTTTCCAGCGTCTGCTGGATCGACGGGGCAACCGTGAACTTTTGCTCTGCCGATGCAACGCTATTCAGACTGGCAACATCGGCCAGGTACTGATTGAAGACTACTCGGGTTTCGTTACGCATGATCGATATCCTTGTCGGTTCGGGTGGGGGTTGGGTTAGCAGTCGGTTTTGACGGCGTCGGTCTTGCCGCCGGCAGCTGGTTTACGGGGCGGTTCGCCGTCTTGCTGCGACAGCTTGTCGGTCAGCTCTTTGAAGGCAGCGGCATGGGCTTCAAGGTCGGCGGTCAGAATGTTGATATTGGCCATGGCTTCTCCGATCTGCGTCTCAGCCGTCGAGAAACGATCCAGCTGGTCACGCTGCGATTCGGCAATGGCCGTCACCGATTGCTCGATGCCGCTGAATCGCTCGGCGTCGTTATCCGACTTCTTGCCGAGGATGCCCATGATCTTGCTGAATAGCTTGGCGCCGATGGATTCTTCGGCGTCTGCTTCGAATTCGATCTCGGTCTCGGCGGCGGCGGTGAAGAGGTTTTCCGGATCTTGCTTGCGGCCGGCGAGCGGGTTTTGTGCTGCCTGGCGTGCAAATGTGAGCATTTCGGTGCCGAGCGATGCCGGCGAATCCGTGACAGCCAGGCCAACCAGGTAGGCTTCGCCAGTCTTGGCAAAGTTCGGCTGGATCTCGATGGAGGTGAATACCTTCTGGCGATTCTGATTCACCAGGTTCACCAGATCTTGTGTCGGGTCCATCTGGGCAAACAGGGCCAGCTTCATTTCGCCATCGATATCGACTTCTTCAGCCTTGACGGCTAGAACATCGCCATAAGCCTTAAATGACGAATCAGGCCACGGGCTACGAATGTGTTCCATCCATACGCGAGCGCCGTAGGTGGTCGGGTTGTAGTTCTTTGCCATCTGCTCGATGTCTTGACGCGAGATGTCTCGGCCATCAGCAGTTGCGCCTTCAACTGCGACGCGGAAGAATTTGGACTTGGCCATGAAGCGCTCCTGGGTTAGCGTGTTCGGGTTAAATCAGTCGTGATGCAGCCATAGTCGGGTGCTTCAAAGGGCGCTGCAATCACTTTGGGTTGTATGCCTCTGCCATACAACAAGCCGATCAAAAGCCCTCCGCGCGCGCGTGCCACGATGCAGCCATGCATCAAGAACCGACCACGCCCGACGCGCTACCGATAGCCCCCATCGACAAGAATCTGGATCCGCGTAAGCAGGCCCGGCTTCTGTACTGGATGGGGTATCGGGTCGCCCGTATCGCCGAGATCGTTGGCGAGAAACGGGCAACGGTTCATTCCTGGAAGCGCCGCGATTGCTGGGACGATGTGCCCGTGCAGGAGCGCATCGATGCCTCGATTGAGGCGCGCATGATGCGGCTGGTCGCTAAGGAAGACAAAGAGGGCAAGGACTTTAAGGAGATCGATCTGCTCGGTCGCCAGCTGGAGCGGACGGCGCGCGTACGCAAGTTCGACCAGTCGCATAATGAGGCCGATCTGAATCCGGCTATTGCTAGCCGCAATAGTGGTCCGCGTCGGAAACCCGAGAAAAACGCGATTCCGGATGAGTCGCTATCGCTGCTGGAAGAGGCATTTAATGATGAGATGTTCGAGTACCAGCGCACCTGGTACCGGGCAGGGCAGATCGAGCGGATCCGGAATATCCTGAAGAGCCGACAGATCGGTGCGACGTTCTTCTTCGCCCGTGAGGCGCTGATGGATGCGATCAAGACGGGTCGTAACCAGATCTTCTTATCGGCATCAAAGGCGCAGGCGCATGTGTTCCGGCACTACATTGTGCAGTTCGCCAAAGAGGTGGCCGGCATTGAGCTGAAGGGCGATCCGATCATTCTGCCGAATGGGGCGACGCTGTACTTCCTGGGCACGAATGCCCGCACTGCGCAGAGTTATCACGGCAACCTGTATTTTGATGAGATCTTCTGGGTGTCGGATTTCACCAAGCTCCGCAAGGTGGCGTCTGGCATGGCGCTTCATGCGCAATGGCGCCAGACCTACTTCTCGACGCCGAGCACGATCAACCATGAGGCCTACCCGTTCTGGACCGGGTCGCACTTTAACCGTGGGCGCCCGAAGGATCAGCAGATCAAGGTTGACGTATCGCATGAGGCGCTGGCGACCGGTGCCCGGTGCGCCGATGGCCAGTGGCGCCAGATCGTTACGATTGAGGATGCCATTGCCGGCGGCTGTAACCTGTTCGATATCGAGCAGCTGCGCCTGGAATACAGCCCGGAAGAATTCGACAACCTGCTGATGTGCGGGTTCATGGACGATACGGCCAGCGTTT